GAGCGATGATGACACGATTATTCCTATGGAGTTGCTTGAGTCTGCTAAACACAGGGATACAAGAGCTTATGAAGATGCTCCGATCATTTGGGGACTCGATGTGGCACGTTTTGGCTCCGATTCTTCAGTTCTATGTAAACGTCAGTCTAATGTTGTACACACTCTTGAGAGGTGGAGGAACTTGGATCTGATGCAGTTAACTGGTGCAGTAGTCGCTCAATACGAAGCCTGTGACCACAAAAGTAAACCTACAGAGATTCTGGTTGACTCTATTGGTCTAGGCGCTGGTGTTGTTGACCGACTCAGAGAATTAAAACTGCCCTGCCGTGGGATTAATGTGTCCGAAAGCCCCGCAATGGGTGGAACGTATCTCAACCTGAGAGCAGAACTCTGGCACAAAACCAAGGCTTGGCTAGAGAAACGGGACTGCAAGATACCCAATAACGAAGATTTCATTGCTGAACTGGCAACTGTAAGGTACACCTTTACATCTAATGGCAAAATAAAAATCGAATCTAAAGATGATATTAGACGCAGGGGATTGAAATCTCCCGACATGGCTGATGCTTTTGTCTTGACATTTGCCTCAGATGCCGCCACTATCTCTTGGGGGTCTAATCTTTCTTGGGGTAAACCGATCAAAAGGTTGATTCGAGGATTGGTCTGATTGCCGTTGCCATTTAAAAGCCACCCTAAAAAAGTGGCTCTTTTTTTTATTTATGGTAGTATTGCGAAACCTATATTGGAGATTCCTATGAAAATGGATGAAGCAGCCAAAAAGATTGGCAAGGTAATGGGCGAATACAAGCGAGGCAAGCTCAAGTCTTCCTCTGGTGACAAGGTTAAATCCCGTGACCAAGCTGTCGCTATCGCAATGAGCGAGGCTCGTTCTATGCCCAAACGTGGTGGTCGAACTGCAACCAACCGAAGCAAAAAGTAACTTAAGGAAAAATTATGTCTTTCTTAACAAGAGATAACAATGGAAATACCATCCCTAATGTATTTAGGATTGGTACGACACAAGTTTTTACAGTAACAAATTCTAGTGTTGCAAGTACCGCTTTTGCGGCCTCAACAACTCATGTTCGAGTTGCTTGTTCATTAGGTCATAGTCATATCCAGTTTGGATCTGCACCAACAGCAAGTATTACGACAAGCCCAATGTTGGCAAACAATACATCTGAAATTTTCCCCGTGGCTTCTGGTGACAAGATTGCTGTTATTAAAGATTCTGGTGTTACTGCTTCCACAATTAGCGTTACGGAGTTGTTATGAAAGCTGGACTCTATGCCAATATCAATGCCAAACAAGAACGAATTAAAGCTGGCTCTAAAGAAAAGATGCGAAAGCCTGGCACTAAAGGTGCGCCAACTGCTAAAGACTTTAAGCAAGCGGCTAAGACTGCTAAAAAGAAATGATTAAGCGTGGTTCGGAAGAGTTCTCTGGTTACAACAAGCCAAAGAAAACACCCAACCACCCAAAGAAAAGCCATGCTGTATTGGCTAAGTCTGGTGATGAAGTAAAGTTAATTCGCTTTGGTCAACAAGGTGTTTCTGGTAGTCCCGACGGATCTAAAAGAAACGAAGCATTTAAAGCCCGTCATGCTCAGAATATTGCCAAAGGCAAGATGAGTGCAGCGTTCTGGGCAAACAAGGTTAAATGGTAAAAATATGAAATGCCCTATTGCTACTTATGACATCAAGGTCAATCTAAAAGCCCGTGATTGGGCATTTAAGAATGTCGGCTATGGTCCTGCTAATCCCGAAGAAGATAACATTGACTTCTGGATGGCAAGAGCAGATGAGTGGCAAACTCCTGTTGAAGAAGCCCAAACCATGCGTTGTGGTAACTGCGCTGCCTTTATCCAAACGCCTGAGATGCTAGATTGCATTCTCAAAGGTATTGATGAAGAGACTGATGGCTATGCCAAAGACGTACAAGGTGCGGCTAATCTAGGTTACTGTGAACTGTTTGACTTTAAATGTGCAGGTGAGCGTACCTGTTCAGCATGGTTATCTGGTGGCCCTATCACTAAGAAGATGACCAAGAATCAGCAGAATATGTTGATGATGGCTAAGACCGAATACGACATGGAAGATGAGGAAGACTAAATGGAAGCCTTTTTAGCTGCATTAATGGAATCCTTTGCTAGTGGTGGAACAGGTGCAACAGACGTTATGTCTGAAGCAGTCGCTGGTGGTGGCATGGCTCCTCCAACTGCCATGGAAAGTTTAGGAAGCACTATTGGTGGAATGGGCAATCAAGCCATTGCTCCAACTATGCAAGCTTACAACACCATGACGAATCCCAATGCTACTGCTGGCGATATGTTGTCAGGCGCATATAAGTACGCATTTAGCCCCCAAGGTCAACAAGATGAGCAAATGATGTCTGCTCCTCAAATGCGTATGAGTGGTGGCGGTATGGCTAATAACTACATGGGCGGCATCCCATCACTACTCCAAAGTTATGGTGGTGCATCACAGGGACTTCTTCCCTACATTGGCTCACGATAAGGAATAAAAATGAAACAAGAAAACCCAATGTTGATGGCTGAAACCTTGCAAGGCGAGATGCAAGAAGATGAGGTAATGTCTGAAGAACAACTTCAAGGCGTTGTTTCTGCTGAAATTTATGACGCAATTTCTTTCATTGATGATGACATTGGTGGCAATCGTGCATTAGCTACTGAATACTACTATGGCCTACCTTTTGGTAATGAAGAAGATGGTCGTTCACAAGTAGTGTCAATGGATGTACGTGATACTGTGCAAGGCATTTTGCCAAGCCTGATGCGTATTTTCTTTGGTCCAGAGCGTGTGGTTGAGTTCGCCCCCCAAGGACCAGAAGACATTGCTTCTGCCGAACAAGCAACAGACTATGTTGACTTTATTTTCAAGCGTGATAACCCAGGCTTTAAGATTCTCCACTCAGCATTTAAAGATGCTTTGGTACGAAAAGTAGGTATCGTTAAATACTGGTGGGATGAGTCTGTAGAAGTCAAGGCAGAGTCTTTCTCTATGCTTGATGAACAGACAATGATGTTCCTGACTCAAGACCCAGACATTGAAATTTCTGCGGTGCGTGAGTATCCGATTCCTGGCATGGCAGAACAGAATCTTGCCCAAGGCATTATGACTCCACCTCCCATGATGTACGATGTGGAGATCAAGCGAAGAATTAAGTCTGGCAAAGTAAAGATTGAGGCTCTGCCCCCAGAAGAGTTCCTGATTGACCGCAGAGCAAAGTCCATTGATGAGGCCACCTTTGTAGGCCACCGCACAATGAAGACTGTCTCCGATCTAGTCGCAATGGGCTATGACTACGATGAAATGGTTGAAGTTGCGGGTAATGGCAATGACTTTGACAACAACGAAGAGTACACCGCCCGTAACCCGTTTGCCGTTATCAGTACCGCAAACAATGGCGATCCATCAAGCAAGAGTGTTTTATACATTGAAGGCTACTTAAAGGTAGACTTTGATGGCGATGGCATTGCTGAGATGCGTAGGATCTGCACAGTTGGTACTGGCAATAAGGTTATGCGTAATGAGATCGTTGCTGAACGACAATTTGCCGCCTTCTGTCCTGATCCAGAACCCCATACCTTTTTTGGTATGTGTCCTGCCGACGTGGTCATGGACATTCAGCGCATCAAGTCAAGTGTCCAACGTGGCATCCTAGACTCTTTGGCTCAAGCTATTAACCCTCGCACAGCGATTGTTGAGGGACAGGCCAACATGGATGATGTTTTGAATACTGAAGTTGGTGCTGTTATTCGCATGAGAGCGCCAGGTATGGTGCAACCATTTACAACTCCATTTGTTGGTCAAGCCGCATTCCCAATGCTTGACTACTTAGATGACATTAAACAGACCCGTACAGGCATTTCTAAGGCCGCCTCTGGCTTAGATGCAGACGCATTGCAAAGCACTACCAAGGCCGCAGTATCTGCGACTGTTAATGCCGCCCATCAGCATATTGAGATGATTGCCAGAACCTTTGCTGAAACTGGTTTGCGTAAATTGTTTACTGGTGTTTTGAAACTCGTTATTGAGAATCAAGATAAAGAGCGAATGATTCGTTTGCGTAATACATTTGTGCCAATTGATCCCCGTTCTTGGGATGCCAATATGGATGTAATTGTTAATGTAGGCGTTGGTGATGGCACTCTTGAAGACAGAATTAATATTCTGAATCAAGTAGCAATGCGTCAGGAAATGATTCTCAAAGAAACTGGCGTTAATAATCCTGTTGTTTCTTTACCACAATACACCAATACATTAAGTAAATTATTACAGTTGGCTGGTATTAAGGATTCACAGAATTACTTTAATCAGTTACCTGTTGACTTCCAATTGCCACCTCCTCCAGAGCCAAAGCTTACTCCAGAGGAGATGTTGGCTCAAGTACAGGTTCAATCTATTCAAGCAGATATTGAAAAGAAAGCGGCTGAATTGGATTTAGAGCGCCAGAAAATGATTATGTCTGATGATCGTGAAAGAGATCGTGTTGAACAGGATGGTATTTTACGTAGATATGAGCTAGAATTGAAATATGGTGTACAAATTCAAAGTGCGGAGATTAATGCCGCAATGAATACAGACCGAGAATTAATCCGTCAACAGGCTGCAATGAATCAGACGCAAGTCCCTCAACAGCCCCAACCAATGATGTAAATGGACGATCTAGAAATTAACCTCGCAAGAGGAGACAGAGCAAAGTTACTTCTTGAGGATGAACTCCTTAATGAAATGCTTAAACGAATTGAAGATGACTGTTATCGTGAGATTCGTTCTTCCAAACTAATGGAAGGACCAGTTAGAGAGCAAGCTTACTTGCTTCTGACAACAGTTGATATTCTGAGAGCAAAACTACGCTCTGTTATGGATACAGGCAAGATGGCAGAAGTTGCCCTTGTACGTAGACGGGGAAGACCCCCAAACAAATGATTGTTAAACTAAGAGGTAAATATGTCCGATAACGCAAATGCAGTCGGTTCGATTACAGTAAACCAAGCAGCGCAAAGCTTTGCTTCCATGCTAGACAGCCAAGAGGGTGTTGACACTGGTGCAGAGGCGCAACCAGAGGAGGGGCAACCTGAATCTGAGTCTGAGGAAGTGGAATCTGCGGAGACGCAAGATGAAACAGAGGAATCTTCCGAAGAAGTAGAAGGCGAAGACGAAGAGTACGAAGAAGAGTCTCCTAGGGATGAGAAGTTTGTTGTCAAAGTTGATGGCAAAGAAATCGAAGTCCCCAAGGATGAACTGATCCGAGGTTATCAACGTGAAGCTGACTACACACGGAAAACGCAGAAACTAGCAGAAGAGCGCAAATTAGTCGAGTCTGAGTTTCAGCAAGTACGTGGAGAGCGTGAACAATACTCTCAGATATTAGGACAATTACAGCAGAAATTGCAGGAGTTTGAGCCTCCAGAGCCTGATTGGAATCGTTTAGAAGTTGAAGACCCAACTGAATATGCCCGTCAATGGACATCTCATCAGCGTAGGCAACAACAAGTATATGCGGTTCAAGCAGAGCAACAAAGGCTTAACCAAATGCGTCAAGCTGAACTACAAAAGACTTTGCAACAAGTCATGGCTACCGAGGTGTCTCGGTTGAAAGAGAAAATTCCAGAATGGAGTTCTCCCGAAAAAGCCAAGGCAGAAGGCAAAGCTTTAATGGAATATGGTCAGAATTTAGGTTTTTCAGAGCAGGAACTGAACGGCATTACAGATTCACGGGCATTACTTGCGCTTCACAAAGCGTGGAAGTATGACCAGATGATGAGTAAGCGTCCAGAATTCCAAGCGAAGATTAAAAAAGCTCCTAAGATGGTCAGTCCTGGTTCAGCAGGTAGCGTGAGTTCTAAGTCGAGTGATATAAATAACGCAAAAAAGCGTCTTGCACAAACAGGAAGCGTCAGAGATGCCGCATCTTTATTCGAGAAATTTATTTAAGGAATTATCATGGCTGCTATTACAAACACCTACACCCGCTTTGACGCAAAGGGTGTACGGGAAGATCTTTCAAACGTCATTTATCAGATCTCTCCAGAAGAGACTCCATTCATGAGCAATGTTGGTCGTGAGAACGTCACCAACACTTTCTTTGAATGGCAGACTGATGATTTGGCCGCTGCAATCACAACTAATGCACAGATCGAGGGCGATGACATCACCTCTTTCACAGCAGTTACAGCTACAGTTCGTTTGGGCAACTACACCCAGATTAGCCGTAAGGATGTAATCATTGCTGGTACATTGGAAGCGGTTGACAAGGCAGGTCGTCGCTCAGAATTGAGCTACCAAATGGCCAAAAAATCTGCGGAAATTAAGCGTGACATGGAGGCCACAATGTTGGCTAACCAAGCCGCTGCCGCTGGTTCTACGTCATCTGCTCGTAAATCTGGCGCTTTGTTGGCCTTCTTGAAGACCAATACAAGCGAAGGTACTGGTGGTTCTGATCCTTCATACACCACTATCCCTGATGCAGCTCGTACTGATGCTACAACTACTAACTTGCGTTCATTCAGCGAAGCATTGCTGAAAGACGTAATTCAGAAGGTGTGGACAGAAGGCGGTTCACCATCTATCGTTATGGCTGGTCCTGTTAACAAACAGAACTTGTCTAAGATGGCTGGTATCGGTGCAACCCGCTTCAATGTTCAAGGTGCAAAGCCTTCAACTATCATTGGGTCCGCAGATATTTATGTTTCAGATTTCGGAAACGTAAATATTGTTGCCAACAGGTTCCAACGTGAGCGTGATGTTTTCGTGCTTGATCCTGAGTACGCATCAGTTGCTTATCTGCGTCCCTTCCAGACAGTTGAACTGGCTAAGACAGGTGATGCCGAGAAGCGTATGCTCTTGTGTGAGTGGGGTTTGAAGATCAAGAACGAGAAGGCTCATGGCGCTGTCTATGACCTGAACTCAACAATTCAGACCTAATCTGAAACAACTGGGTGGGCTAATAACCCACCCTTTTTTTATGACTACAAAAATCTTTGATACAAACCTAGAGATGGGGACTCAGAAACTTTGGCATTACGATGCTGAAAAAGATGAGGCAACCATTCAGACAATTATTGATGCTACCGAAGTGGTAGAGTCAAACAAAGAACGATTTAATTCTTTTGATGAGAAGGCTAATTGGAAGGGTGATATGCACCATGTTGCATCCATCCCAATGGCATTGTTTTATCAAATGAAAGCGGAAGGGAAACTTGATGACCAAGCTTACATGAGGCGATGGCTCAATGACCCTGATAATCGTGCATTTCGCACAAGACCTGGAGAAGTTTAATGGATAGTAAGACCATTGGGATATTAGTCCCAACACGGGACTTTGTTAATTCTGGATTTGCTTTTGACTTAGCGAGGCTAGTTGGATTTACTGTAGGCACAACAAATCACAAAGTAGTGATCTACACTAGCTCTGGCACGTTGTTGTCAGCCCAACGTCAGGATCTAGCTAGGGATGCTATTGAGGCTGAATGTACGCATACCCTGTGGCTAGATAGCGATATGCGCTTCCCAAAGGATTCGATTATCCGATTACTGGCACATGATACTGGTATTGTCTGTGGAAACTATGCCAAGCGTAGATTCCCTACAGAACCAATTGCGGTGAAAAAAAATACCCCAGATATGGATGCAACTTTTATCAATCGGGTATATACTGAGGACGATTCAACTGGACTTGTTGAAGTAGACTACTGCGGAATGGGTGTAATGCTCGTTAAATCCGAAGTCTATAAATCTATGGAATATCCTTGGTTTGCTATCCCTTGGGTTCCCGCTGCGGAAGACTATATTGGTGAAGATGTATGGTTTTGCCGTAGAGCCGCCCAAAATGGGCATAAAACTTATGTTGACCAGGATCTTTCAAAGCAGATCCATCATATTGGCACATTTGAATACAAACATGAACACACACTAATGTGTAGGGATGTAGAAAATGGCACTTGATACTTTTGCAGGGCTTAAAGCAACAATAGCGGATTATCTAAATCGGGATGATCTGACTACTATTATTCCTAGCTTTATCACTATTGCAGAAGCTAAATTTAACCGCAAATTGCGTGTTAGACAAATGGTTACTAGGGCTGAAGGTCAGATTGAAACTGCATTCTTTGCCTACCCTTCTGATTGGCTAGAGGCCAAAGAGTTTCAATTAAATACAAATCCTATAACAAGGCTTAAGTTTGTAACTGAAGCTCAAGGGGATGAATTAAAAGCTACTAGGTATACTACTGTTGGAACGCCAGCTTATTACACAATTACTGGCTCCCAATTAGAATTTATTCCTACTCCAGATACAACATATAGCGCAGAACTTACATATTATGCTAAGATTCCTGCGTTGAGTGATTCAAACACAAGCAACTGGCTTTTAGCTTATGCCCCAGACTTGTACCTATATGGTGCGCTAATGGAAGCTACACCATATTTGAAAGACGATGAACGTCTACCAGTATGGAGTCAGATGTATGTCAACTCCTTGGGCGACATTGAAGTAGCAGATGAAAGGGCTTCTGTTTCTTCAACTCCACTTGTTCGTGCCCGTACTTTGGGATAAAAAATGTCATCATTTACAGACTACACAGAAAATCTTGCACTTACGTATTTATTTAATACAGGTGCTGTTACTCGTCCTACCGCATGGTTTGTAGGATTATTTACTGCCGCTCCTAGTGATACTGGTGGCGGTACAGAAGTATCTGGTAGTGGTTATGCCCGTGTATCTGCGGGAACCATTTCTGGTAGTGGTACTGCAACTACTTTTACCAACGCCGCTGCAATTGAGTTTGCCGCTGCCTCTGGTGGAAATTGGGGAACAATTGGTTGGGCAGGTATTTTTACTGCTTCAACTGGTGGCACTTTGCTTGCATGGGCTCCATTGACAACCTCAAAAGCAATTAATGACGGAGACATTTTCCGCATTCCTGCTTCTAGCTTGACTATTACATTGAGCTAATATGGCTGCTTACGGGCGTGGCGATTATGGTGGGGGTGCATACTCCTTTGGAGCGTACTTAGGTGCGCTTGCAATTGCTTCTGCCTCTACTGTAGTTGTTGCTGGCGATAAGATTAAAGACGCTCAGTTTGAGATAAGCTCAAGTAGCACAGTAGTTGTAGACGCAGTAAAGATTTCTAGCGCCTCATTTGCAGTTGTTGATACTTCTGTAATGACAGCGGCAGGTGGAATAGATGCTGTAGGAAATGTTGATATTGTTGCAACAAGTGTTTTAAGTATTCAATACAACCGCATACAGCCTGGTCAAGTGATAATTATTGATACTTCTAGCGTTGTGATTAATGCTAGAAAGAAATGGGAAACAGAAGCAGATGTGTCCGAAACATGGACAAAAGTTTCTGTATAAAGTTCAGACTATTAGGGGTAAAACATGGCAGATACAACCACCACAAACTTAAGCTTAACGAAGCCAGAAGTTGGCGCTTCAACAGATTCATGGGGTACTAAGATCAATACTGATCTAGACTCTATTGATGCGTTGTTTGATACTGGTCCAGTATTGAAAGTATCAAAAGGCGGTACTGGTGCTGCAACCCTTACTGGACTTATAAAGGGTAATGGTACATCAGCATTTACTGTGGCTACCGCAGGTACTGATTATGTAACCCCAACAGGTACAACAACACTTACAAACAAGACCCTGACAAGCCCAATTCTGACAACACCAGTATTAGGCACTCCATCAAGTGGCACATTATCTTCTTGCACAGTAGATGGAACAGATGCAGTTGGTTTTAGAAACATTCCACAGAATAGTCAATCTGCTGCTTACACATTAGTTTTAGCTGATTCTGGAAAGCACATCTTCCATCCATCAGGCGATGCCAATGCTAGGACATACACAATCCCTGCAAATAGTTCTGTTGCTTATCCAATAGGAACGGCAGTCACATTTGTGAACATGACAAGCCAAGTGGTGACGATTGCTATTGATACAGACACAATGTATTTGGCTAAAGATGGCACTACTGGCTCACGAAGTCTTGCTCAGTATGGTTCAGCTACAGCGTTAAAGATTACCTCTACAAACTGGCTCATTTCTGGGAGTGCATTGACATGAGTGGTGCATTACAAGCTGTTTTTCAAAACTTCAGAAGTTTCGGTGCGCCATATTTTATTGGTGTACTTGGAGGTTCAACTCCTAATGTGGCTAAATCTGTTGCAGTAGATAGTAATTTTAATGTTTATCTTTTTGGTGGTAGTCACCCGCCAAGTGGGGAAAGTTCAGAAAATTTCCAACTAGCAAAATACGACACTTCTGGCGTAATTCAATGGCAGAAAACACTTAGCGGGACTGCATCATCTGATAGAGGCAATGACTTAGCTCTTGACTCTAGTGGGAATGTTTATGTTATTGGAAGTTCAGACGATGGGCCAAGCCGTAACTTCCAAATAGCTAAATACAATTCTTCTGGCGCAGTTCAATGGCAAAGAAGGCTTGGTAATACAAGTTCAAATGATGTAGGTTTTGGAATTTCTGTAGACAGTAGCAATGATGTATATGTCACGGGTGTTCAAACTTATAATGGTGGCGGTAATTTATGCCCTCAAATTGCCAAATATGATTCTTCTGGTGCAATTCAATGGCAAAGGCGACTTAGCCCTGCTACAGGTGATGATTATTTTTATGGTGTTGCCGCTGGTTCTAGTGTGTATGCTTGTGGATTTTCACAAGCCGCAGGAACTAATAATTTACTCCTAGTTAAATACAATACTTCTGGAACACTTCAATGGCAGAAAATATTAGGCGGGGCTAATGCTGAATTTGGGTTTGGCGTAGCAATAGATAGTAGCGGGAATGTGTTTGTTTCTGGACAGACAAATGTATCGGGTAACTACGATATGTTGATTGCCAAATACAATTCTTCTGGTGCTGTAATTTGGCAAAGAAAACTTGGTGGTTCTGGTGTTGATTCGGTTTATGGCTCACACTCAATTGCATTAGACAGTAGTGACAATGCTTATGTGTGTTGGGAGTATAGAGACCCAACTCCTAACGATAGCTATCTTCAAATTGCCAAATATAATTCTTCTGGAACTATTCAATGGCAAAGAAGCCTTGGCGGGGCAAGTTATGGATGGGGCGTAGCAGTAGATACCAAGGGTGATTTCTATATTAGTGGTTATTGGGATATCAGCCCAGAAAAGAAATTTCTATTTGCAAAACTACCTAGTGATGGCTCATTGACGGGAACATACTCAGTAGGTGGGACTAACATAACTTATGCCGCATCCTCTTTGACAGATTCAGCAACCACTTTGACAGAGGTAACTGCACTCTTGACAGCCGCCACATCTACTTTGACTGATGCGGCAACGACTTTGACAGAGGCTACTTCTACACTAACCTCGGCAGTAACAACAATATGACCGCCTTTATTAAACTTTCAACAAACGAATATCCTCGCCATGCAGGTGATATTGCGCTTGATCCTACGGGTGAGTATGCGGCTGTGCAATGGGTTGACACTCCTGCTTTTGATAGAGAAACACAAAGATGTGTCGAAGGTGTACCAGAGCAAGTTGATGGTCAATGGCGCATGACTTGGATTGTTCGGGATGCTACACCAGAAGAAATTGAAATAGCAAACAGACCTTTTGACCCGTTTTTAAGATAAACAACTATCTTGGACTAACATGACAGAAGAAGTTACCCACGAACAAATCTACGAAAGACTGCTTGCAGTTGAAACCAAGGTAGATAGCATAGACAAGAACACAAAAGGGCTTGTAGAGGCTATACACGCCTTGGATGGGGCTTTTAAAGTCTTAGGTTGGGTTGCCTCTGCTGCCAAGCCAATACTTTGGGTGGGTGGATTGATTATGGCTGCTGGTGCTATCTGGCAGACATGGATTAAAAAGTAATGGCCAATGTAAAGCAACAATTAGATATACCTGCAATACCATCTTTAGGTACATCAGGAATTGTCTATTCTCAAAATGTCCAGAATCAAAACAATGGCATATTGAGGTTGTTTTTTACCAAGCTAACAAACGTAATTGGTTCTTTGATTGGCCCTTCTGGTGGGAAGTACCTAAACAATCCTTATGGTGTTTTTTTAGATACTACAGATCAAGTTGCAGCCAACACAACAACCGCTTATCTAGTTACTCTAAACACAACAAGTTTGTCCAATGGTGTTTCTGTTGCAAGCAATTCAAGGATTACTGTAGCTTTTGATGGCATTTGGAACTTACAGTTTTCAATTCAATTTAAGAATACCACCAATGATGGCCAAGACTTTGATATTTGGTTTCGCAAGAATGGTGCAAATATAGCTAATTCAAATAGACGTTTTCACCTGCCAGCAAGAAAAATTCTTGCCGATCCAAGTCATTTGATTGCATCTTTAAATTTTATGGAAAGCTTGGTAACAGGTGATTACATTGAAATAGTGTGGAGTACAACCGACACGGGAGTCAGTATTGAGCATTTTGCTGCTAGTTCAAGCCCAACAAGACCAGTAGTCCCTTCAGTCATTGTCACAATGACGTTTGTGTCTAACCTACCTACGCTATAGAATGCAGATATGGCTTACATTCCACTACAAATTCCTCCAGGCGTATATAAAAATGGGACTGAATATCAGTCTAAAGGCCGTTGGAACGGCTCAAATTTGGTACGTTGGTACGAAGGCACTATACGTCCAGTAGGTGGATGGAGAAAACGTGCGTCTTCACAATTAACAGGCATGGCCCGTGGTCTGATTAACTGGCGAGACAACTCAAACAATAGACGTATTGGAATTGGTACGCATTCCAAGTTATATTCAATGAGTGAGGGTGGGACTTTAACTGACATCACTCCTGCTACGTTTACTGTTGGCGATGCAGATGCGGTATTAAAGATTGGTTATGGTTATGGCACTTATGGCACATCTGCCTATGGTGTTGCTAGACCAGACTTAGGCTCATATACCCCTGCCACAACTTGGAGTTTGGATACCTTTGGCGAATATCTGGTTGCCTGTTCTTCAAAAGATGGAAAGCTTCTTGAATGGCAATTAAATGTTGCAAATGATGCTGCTGCCATTACAAATGCTCCAACAAGTTGTACTGGTTTAATTGTTACTCAAGAGCGATTCTTATTTGCATTGGGTGCAGGTGGTAATCCTCGTAAAGTTCAATGGTGTGACCAAGAAAACAATACTGTATGGACTCCTGCCGCCACTAACCAAGCTGGTGACTTTGAGTTAACCACTATTGGCTCTTTAATGTGCGCTAAACGCATTCGTGGAGCGACTATTCTGTTTACTGATGTGGATGTACATACTGCCACATACATTGGTCCTCCGTTCATTTATAGCTTTGAGCGTGTAGGTAGTGGTTGTGGTGTTATTTCTAAGCAAGCAGTAGCCGCTACTGACAATGCCTGTATTTGGATGTCTGGATCAGGATTCTGGATATACGATGGCTTTGTTAAGCCCTTAAATTCAGACGTTTCTGATTATGTGTTCAGTAATATGAACACTACTCAATCATCCAAGGTTTATTGCGTACACAACTCTAATTATGGTGAGATTTGGTGGTTTTACCCAAGCTCTGCATCCAATGAAGTAGATTCTTACGTTTCTTACAACTATCGTGAGAACCATTGGGCTATTGGTACGTTAGCACGTACGTGTGGGACAGATCGTGGGATCTTCACTTACCCAATTATGGTATCTACAGACGGGTACGTCTATGAGCATGAAGTTGGTTTTGCTTATGATGGCCAGACACTATTTGCCGAGTCAGGACCAGTAGAGTTGGGTAATGGAGATAGAACCATGAGTCTGACAGGATTGGTTCCTGATGAAAAGACTCTTGGTGATGTACAGGTTAGATTTAGCACCAAGTTTTATCCCAATGCAACAGAATATAACCATGGTCCATATTCAATGGCTAATCCTACTTCAGTACGGATAAATGGCAGACAGATAGCCGCCAAAATTGAAGGTGTTAGATTAACTGATTGGCGAGTAGGTACTATTAGATTTGATGGAAAACTAGGCAGTCAGCGTTAAATATATTATGATTGAACATGATTCTCAAGATTGGCGTGAATTAAGGAATGCCAAACTGTTAGAATGGTTTGGTGGCAACCAGAGTGCTGTAGACTTTTTAGTCGCTTTATCAAGTATTGCTGAGTTATGGGATGACTTAGTAGATAAAGATAAACAGCCTAGTCGTAAAGAGATAGATGCTGTCTTTTGGAACGCTTTGGTGACGCTACCTACAAATGAGTTCTTTAATGCTAATAGGGCGTTTTTAATGCCGTTAGTCATTCAGAGTATAAATGCTTGGCAAGACTCTGTAGAACTTGAAAATGGTAATACCAACGACAGAGCCTATGCGCTCACATTGCGTATTATTTCATTACAAATAGCACCAATGATAGTCTTATTGCTTAGAGGAAAAGAAGCAATGAGAGATGTAAGTACGGAAATGTGGCGATATTTTACGTCACATGATGATGCAATTAAATGGATACAAGGGGAATAATATGTCTCTAGGCGGTGGAAGCTCAAGTCAACAGCAGTTAGATCCTGCACTTAAAGATCTATTCTTACAAAATTATCAAGGCGCACAAACTACTGCGGCTGGATTAGCCCCTCGTGAATTTGCAGGATTTAACCCTGACCAACAGCAAGCTTTTGCATTAAATCGTTTATATGCAAGCCCATTAAGCGCACCTACTCTTTATGCGACTGATGCTGCAAATATATTGAGACAAGGTTCTCAATACACTCCTCAGAATGTTCAGTATGGTGCGTATGGTGGAACAACTGTAGATCCTGCGGCTTTGGCTGCTCAACAAGGTTACACCGCAGAGAGAGCTAATGCGGCTCAATTAGCCCGTGGCGCAGTTCGTGATGTTAATGCAGAACGTATTGCCGCAGAACGTATTGCCGCAGATAAGGTGAGTGGCGCTAATGTCACATCTGAGGCTTTGGGACAAATTGCTCCACAAGCTCGTGCAAATATTCGTGACATTGAGGCGGCTTCATTTCTAAATCAGAATATTCAGCAGTATATGAATCCATATACTCAAGCTGTAACTAATCAAAGTTTGGCAGACTTAGAGCGTTCACGCCAACTGGAGCAACAGAGAACTGCGGCTCAAGCTACTGCGGCAAAAGCATTTGGTGGCTCTCGTCAAGGTGTTGCTGAAGCAGAGACTAATCGTGCATTTGGAGAGAATGCGGCTCGATTGGTTGCTCAACAGAATGCTGCGGCTTATCAGGCGGCTCAACAAGCTTCTGAGGCTGATCTGGCTCGTACTATGCAAGCACAGCAACTTAATCAAGCTCAAGATGTTGCAACAACTCAACAAGCACTTGCATTGGCAGGTCAGTTTGGGTTGGCTAATCAGCAAGCGGCTTTGGAAGCGGCTCGTGCAAACCAAGCAACTGGTTTAACTGCGGCTCAAGCCAATCAAGATGCAATGTTGAAAGCGGCTTTATCTAATCAAGGCTATGATTTTAATGTTGGTCAGATGAACACAATGAACCAACAAGCTGTTAATTTAGCTAACCAAGCGGCTGCCAATCAAGCTGCTCAGTTTGGTGCTTCTGCATTTAATCAAGCAGGTTTGGCTAATCAAGCGGCTTTGAATGCTCGTGCTGCACAACAAGCAGGATTGACTCAGCAAACTGGTCTTACTAATGCCGAGAACTTCTTGCAAGCTAATTTAGCTAACCAACAAGCAGGTTTGTCTGCTAATCAACAAAGAATTACTGGTGGAAGCCAGTTGGCCTCCGCTGCTACCAACTTGCAAAACCTCGGATTTGCTCAAGCAAACCAATTGCGAGATCAAGGTTTAATACAACAAGGATTCTCACAACAACAGTTGGATGCCATCCGCAATCTTCCATTGGAGCAACAACAGATTCTCAATCAAGCATTGGGCATCAATGTTGGTGGTGGCTCTGGTACGCAACAAACATCTACATCAAGACAAGGTTTGCTTGGCTTGTTAGGTATTGGTTAAGGAGTAAATTATGCCTTTTAATATTGGATTGTTATCTGATGCCGCATTGACGGGCTTGTCTGATACTGAAAAACAGGCAATGCAAAAACAAGCTACTCAACAGTTCTTGTTGGGCAGTTTGTTAAGTGGTGATCCTGGCATTGGCTTTAAGTCAGCAATGGATATTCCATCTACTGCAATCACAATGCAAGATATGTTGCGTAAGAGCCAACAAGCTCAAGCAGATCAGGCGGCTTTAGAAGGTTTCCGTGCTAGGTACACTCCTACCCAATTTCAAGAAGCAAACCCTGCTTACATGGGTCCTGTTACGCCCGATCAATTGGCACAACAAGAGCAAATTAAAGGTGCTAGAGCGCAAGGTTTGCCATTCAATATACAAAATGCTTTGCAAGATGTATTGGCATTGCCTACTGCTTCTCAAAGTGCTATGCGTGAAACTATTACTGCTTTGCAACCAAGAGTTCAGGGCGACTTGTTGATGAACCCTAATATGCAAGTTATACGTGGTTTGCCATCACAAAAAGACCAAATTCAAACACAACTTAATGCTGCAACAGGTTTGTATGAATCAAGACCAGTTGTTGGAGGTATGCAAGCTAGGATTCAGACTACACCTCCAGAGGTGTCTCCTAATACTATGCTTGTTCCATTGCAAGGTGGTGGTTTTGTTCAAAGATCAATACCTGGTGGCCCAGCTGCGGTTGGTGAAATTGAAAGTGCTAAAGCAATAGCTCAAGCTAGTGGTCAAGTTGAGCGAGTTGTTGGTGCAGATGGAACAGAATATTTTGTTCCTAGATCTGCATTGCTTACTCAACGTCCAACTGCGGGTCAAGCTGGAGTGACAACTGGTGGCGCACCTATTGGAGCAGTAGCGAAAGCTTCTCCAGCGCAACAAACACTAGATGCCGCAACCAATGCTCGATTTTTAGATTTTTCTAAGAATAGTTTAGAGTCTGCAAATAGTGCTAGTGGACGCAAAATTGCCGCTGAACAACTGTATGACCTTGCAACACAAGTTAACAACAATAAATTAACTGGTTTGCAAGCAGGTGTTTATGGTTACATGAATGCAATCCCAGGTGTTGGAAAGTTATTTGAGCAGGATATTACTGATGTAACCCGCATGACTCAGATGATTAAAACAGCACAGTTAGAAAAGACTGCAATGCAAAAAGGTGCTGCCAGTAACTTAGACGCTACAACCATTGAGAAGAGCTACGCATCTATAACAGATCCTGCTTCTTCAACACGAATGGCTGCCGCCTTTGAGGTTGCACTTGCTGATAAAGACGTTGCTAAGAATCAGTTTGTTGAAGCCTATAGAGGTGATCCTGGCAAGATAAATACAGCATGGCAAACTTCTCCCGAAAATAAACCAGTTTTTAGTCATCCAAAATTCAACCAGTTCCTTACTGAACAAGTTAACTCATGGGTACAAAGTGGCGCACAAGGCAAACCTGTACTTCCTGCTGGATTCCAACTTGGAACAGGCAAAACTTCTGGTTCTTATTTAATTAAGCGTCCTGATGGCTCAATCTATCGCATAGGTCAATAATGGCAACTAAAGACGAAATCTTTGCTTTTGCTGCTCAAGAGGCAGAGCGCCAAGGTGTTCCTCTTTCGTTAGTGCAGGGCGTTGTTGATACAGAGTCTGGTGGCGCTTTCAATGCTATTGGACCTAAGACTAAAACTGGTGATCGTGCTTATGGTCCTATGCAGTTAATGGCCACTACTGCCAAAGATCTTGGTGTTAACAGGATGGAATGGAAAGATAACATCCGAGGTGGTGTTAAGTATCTAAGCCAGTTATCACAAAGATACGATAACCCAGATTTAGTTCTTGCTGCATATAACGCAGGGTTGGGTAATGTAGACAAGTATGGCGGTATTCCTCCATTTAAAGAAACACAAAACTATGTTCAAAAGGTTAAAAACTTTATGGCTAAATCTACAACTGATGATGAGTTTGTTCCTTTCGGACAAGGTACAGCAACTCAAGCGCCTACTCAAACTGTAGGCGCTGATGACTTTGTGCCATTTACTGGTTCACAAACACAAGTTAAACAACAAGTACAACAAACACAAGTCGCACCTAGTCCTGCTGAGTTTATGCAGAGTGTTAGACAACAAGCATTCCAACCTAAGACTCAGTTCCAACAAGACGTTGCCGCAAGCTTTAACCCATTAGATGTATTGCGTGGCAAGACTACTACTGGACAGTTAATCTCTGGTACGGCTAATTTGATGTCTCAAGGAATTAAGGGCGGGCTGAGTGCGCTTGGATTGTCAGATGAATACCTTGGCATAGATCGTAATAAACCACAACCCGTTGCCGCACCAACCCCATCCATTAGCGACATTTTAAAAGGCACTTATAAGGTGGCTACAGAGCGTCCAGGACTGCTAGTTGGTGGTATGGGTACTGGTTTGCTTGATCCTACTAATTTGTTGTTGCCTGGTGCTTTACAAAAATCCATTGTTGCTGGTACACCTACTGCTCTTACACAGATGGCTCCAAGAACTGCTGCGTTAGCTCAGAATGTTTTAACTGGAGGAACTACTGCTGGTATTACTTCTGCCGCCCAACAAGCTGCAGATACTGGCACTATTAATCCTTTGCAACTAGCAAATGAAACTGTTGCTGGTGCATTAATGACATTGCCAACTGCTACTGTTAGTGCGGTAACTACTCCTAGAGCGCCAGCTAATTTAACACAGGCTCAGTTAGTTGCAGAACGTGCTATTGCTGAAGGCGCTACATTGCCTCCTACACAAGTAAATCCATCATTCATAAACAAGCTAATTGAAGGCATTTCTGGCAAACAACAAACAAGCCAAATTGCTTCTGTTAAGAATCAGCAATTGGTTAATGAACAAGCTCGTAAAGCTTTAAAGTTGGGTCCTGATGTTGAAATTACACCACAAGTATTGCAACAATTTAGGGCTGAAAAAGGTTTGGCATACGATGCTTTAAGAGCTAATCCAACTTATTATGCAGACAAGTCGTTTTTTGCAGAACTTAACAAAGAGACGGCTAGATTGCAAAACATGAAGGCTTTAGATGTATCAGCAGAATTAAAACTGTTGAATAATTTGAAGCAAATGAACTTCAACGGGGATGAGTTGGTTGAGTCCATCAAACGACTTAGAGATAGCGCACAAACTAACTCATCACCTCTTGCTAATGCTAGAGATAAAGATCTTGGTAGAGCGCAAAAGTTTGCTGCCCAACAACTTGAAGCACTAGCAGAGCGTAATTTAACAAACTTTAATCAACCTGATGTTATGGCTAACTTTAAGCAAGCCCGTCAGGATATTGCGAAAAGTTATACCATTGAAAAAGCATTGAATGCAACTACTGGAAATGTATCTGGTGCTGATTTAGGAACGCTTGCTAGAAAAGGAAAGATTGTTCCTGCTGAACTACAAACCTTGGCAAATGCCGCAGGTGCATATCCAAGTGCTTTCCAAAATGTAGCAAGAATTGGAAGTGTTCCAGGCTTCAGTCCATTAGACATTGGAACGGCAGGTATTGCTAGTGCAGCATCTGGAAACCCTGCTGTTTTGTTGAGTGCCGCTACAAGACCTACATTGCGTTCTGTTGCAGTATCACCAATGTTCCAACGTAATATGTTGCCTAGTTCACAACCACAAGCGCCAGGCTTGCTTAATCAGATAACTTCTAATCCATTGCTAAACTATGGTTTAGGGCAGATGCCTCAGTACGATGCTGATCGTTTCTTGCTCCCTAGATAAAATGAAAGAATGGACTGTAGCAATCATTGCGGCAGTCTGTATTACTTGCTTTGTCATCTTTTGTAGCTACATTATTGTTTGGGCGTACCCGTGAAATGGCTACTGATGCTGTCTATGTTGTTTACATTGGTGGCATCTAGTAAAGACAAAACTGAATATCGTTGTGTCAGGTGGGCATGGACAGGTGATGTTTACAACCGAAAGGTAGTATGCCTTGAGTGGCAAAAGGTTGAGAAAAAATGATTGATCCCATAACAGCTCTAGCTGGCATACAGTCAGCAATCAGCATGGTCAAGAAGGCAGCTAATGTTGCCAATGACCTAGGCTCACTTGCGCCCATGATTGGGAAATTATTTGACGCAAAAAGTGTAGCTACAAAGGCAATGCTTCAAGCCAAGCAGTCTGGCAAAGGCTCAAACATGGGTACGGCTTTGCAGATTGAGATGGCACTAGAGCAAGCCAGAGCATTTGAGGAGGAGTTAAAGATGCTCTTCATGCAGACAGGAAAGATTGATGTTTGGCAGAAGATCAAAGCCCGTCAAGCAGAGATGGACTTGGCAGATGCTAAAGAGATAAGTGCTTTAAAGAAAGCAGAGAAAGAAGCCAAACAAAAAGAGCAAGAACAACTAGAAATTGGTTTGGCAATAGGTGGAATCTGCTTTGTTTTGTTTCTAGTATTTATTGGTGTAAATGAGCTAATGACATTCTGTGAAGCAACCAGAAGGTGCGGTAGGTGAATGAGTATCAAAAGACCTTTGACTTATGCTTAAAAATCTTTGTCTACGGGCTTGTGGCTTTGTATTTCTTGGGTTTTCTGAAGTTCTTACCTGATGATCTGTCTGACAGAATTGTCAATCTTCTACTTGGAAAGATTGGACTTGGTAAATGAAGTACTTACTTGTATTTGTAGCTTTTATGCTACATGGCTGTGATGAGAAATATCGCTATTTTTGCCAAAACCCAGACAACTTCCATGCTGAACCATGTCAAAAACCTAGATGCCAGTTCACTCAGACTTGTCCTGAATACTTGGTTGCCCCAATCTTGGAGAAAAAAATCAATGATGTCCAACCAGAAACAAAAGCTAACAACTGAAGAGCTTGAGGTAAGAATTTGGGCGTTTGTTGTGATTGCGGTCACACTTATCCTCACATTTATCGTGATTTCCCTGCTCTACTCTGTCACGTTTGTGACTCAGCCTATCAAGAGTATGGCTCCGATTGACCAAGCCTATACCAAGATGCTGAACGACATTGTTCTGTTGATTGTAGGTGGCATAGGTGGAGTTATCGGCAAACGGGCTATGTCAAGTGCCGCCAGAGCGTTTAATCCTCCAACGCAACCAATGTGTCAACCAATGGGTTATGGAGGCTCTATGGGCGGTTTTAACTCGTCCTATGCCCCTCCGCAATCTGCGTATGGTTTGCCTAGTCAACCATTCGGTGCAATGCCTGTTTGGAGGAACCCTGAGTTAGATGAATCATGGACACCTGGACCGCCTCCGACTACTCCTCCAGAACACTTGGAAGATTTTGAAGAGCGTGAACACATGGCAATGGCAAGAAAAGAGGCTGAATAATGTTCCCTATACCTTTACCTTGGTTAATAGTCGGTGCTTTGGTATCTCTCTTTGGTACATACCAAGTAGGACACCATTATGGGTGGTTAGAGCGTGATAACGACATGAAGATTGCCATTGCTCAAAAGAATGATGAAGCTCGTCTTATCGAGCAAAACATGACTGAAAAACTTTCTCAACAATCTGTCAAACTTCAGGAAGCCAATGATGCTATCAACAAAAAAACTTCTGCTCTTGCTGTTGCCAATCGTGCTGGCAAGTTGCGCCTCTGCCCCCCAAGTAACTTACAAACCACCGCAAGTACCGCCTTTGCCAGCGCAGATCCAAAAGCAACCAGCCAATCTGACAGACAGGCTAATGAACCTTCTGATGCCGAAAGAGCAACAATCGATGCCATCGCAGAAATAGTCGCTCAAGGTGATAAGAATACTGTCGCTTTAAATGCTTGTGTGGACTCGTATAACCAGATGAGAGATTTGCTAAATGGTAACAAGTGAACAATTAGCTAGATTACATATTGGTAATCAATGGGTAGATGCTCTGAACGCTACTTTTGATCGTTTCAACATTGATACACCAGTTCGCCAAGCGGCATTTATTGGTCAATGTGGGCATGAATGTGGCAACTTTAGGATTCTTGAAGAGAACCTTAACTATCGTGCTGAAACTCTACAGAAGTTATGGCCTAAACGCTTTGATGCCGCTAAAGCACAGATGTGCGCTCGTAATCCCAAGTTGATTGCCAATACTGTTTACAGCTCACGTATGGGCAACAGGGATGAGGCTTCAGGGGATGGATGGCGTTTCAGAGGCCGAGGATGTATTCAGTTGACAGGCTCTGCAAATTATCACCATGCAGGTCAGGCACTAGGTGTTGACTTCATCATGGAGCCTGATCTTGTCGCTACACCTCAGTACGCTGCCCTTACAGCAGGGTGGTTTTGGGACACTCACAAACTGAACCAATATGCTGATGTACGTGACTTTAAAACCATGACTAAGAAGATAAATGGCGGTTTTATTGGCCTTGAAGACCGCATAAAACATATAAATCATGCACTTGAAGTTTTAACAAGTTAAATATAATTGTCATAAATACTGTATAAGGTGTTGAAATGCCTAACATTCCTACACCAGAAAATGCTGAGTTATTTGCACAAAGTGTCAAAAAGTGGCAACAAGTGCTTAGTCTGGGTGATTGGAGAATAGAGAGGGGAAGTAAACCTGCGAAGGCTGCTATGGCTTCTGTAGAGTTTAATCCCTCGGCTCGTTTGGCTACTTACAGACTAGGTGATTTTGGTGCTGAAAAAATAACACCCGAGTCTCTAGATCAGACTGCTTTACATGAGTTACTTCATGTATTCCTACACGATTTAATGACTGTGGCGCAAGACCCTAAATCATCTCAAGATGAAGTGGAAATGCAAGAGCATAGAGTCATTAACCTTTTAGAAAAGTTACTGTCTAAGGATTCCAATGGGCGCTCATAATGAAACGTGTACTGACATGGAGTTCATCCAGTTATGGGGTCAACTTCAGTCTGCCACAAAGATAGCTAAACATTTAGGAATAAACAACAGGGCAGCTCATCTACGCAGAAGGTGGATTGAAAAAGAATACAACATGGTGCTTAACGCAAGTGACTTGCGTGGTATGCAATATGATAAAAACAAACCCAAGTCATTTAGTCCACTAAAGCAAGTTGAACTTGGGATGCTAGATGGATGTGTAATTGTTTTCTCTGACGCTCACTTTATACCTGGTCAACGATCTACAGCATTTAAAGGGCTTCTATGGGCTATCCAAGAGTTCAAACCTGTGGCGGTGATATGTAACGGGGATGCGTTTGATGGAGCGTCTATATCGAGACATGACGTAAGTGACCAACCAGCTACAACTGTTATTCAAGAACTAAAAGCCTGTCAAGGTGCATTGGGTGAAATAGAAGAAGTAGCTAAAGCAGCAAGACACAATGTAAAGCTACTGTTTACATGGGGCAATCACGATGTTAGATTTGGCAATCGTTTAGCCCAACACGCACCACAGTACAAAGAAGTATTAGGCTTTAAGCTGACAGACCATTTCCTAGATTGGGATTTCTGTTGGGCAGTATGGCCTACTCCTAATTGCATCATTAAACACCGATATAAGGGTGGTGTTCATGCCACTCACAACAATACTGTCAATGCAGGTGTAAGTATTGTTACGGGTCATCTACACTCGTTAAAGGTCACGCCATTTGCTGACTACAACGGCAATCGTTTTGGAGTAGATACAGGCACTTTGGCTGAGACTGATGGCCCACAGTTTACTTATGCTGAGATAAACCCAAGTAACCACAGATCGGGCTTTGCGGTACTGAACTTTTTTAATGGCAAACTATTGTGGCCTGAGTTGGTTCACAAGTTTGACGAAGACCAGATTGAGTTTCGTGGTGAAGTAATTGATGTAGGTGCATTTTGAGCGCTTGGCTAATCATACTTACAGGGGCTATTTACGCCTATATTGCTGGTGAACAGCTTTGGAAAGATAACCCACACATGGCTATTGTGTACGCAGGGTACGCATTTAGCAATGTGGGGCTTTATCTGTTGGCAAAGTAATTTATTCGCTATCGTCTAAACCAGCAACGATCACTTCTTCTTCTTCTGTATCTTCAAAGTCTTCATCAAGTTCGTCAATAGCTTCATATTCAACTTCCCATCCATTTTCCTCTTGGAACTGGATAAATTCTTGAATGACTTTAATCTTATCGAAGTCGAAGGTTTCAACAATAACTTTCTCACTACCTGTCCAACCAAATTCCATTTCAAATTTCATGATGTTCTCCTGACGCAACCGATTGTTGCAATTACATAGTAAATTTGATTTATGACACTCAAGTGTCCTTCTGGAAGACTCCGTTGGGCAAAAGAGTACCCCTACGATTCTTGATCTGATCGTATGCTATTTCCATACAGTCTACCAGATGTATGTCTTGAAGAGCGCAGTAGTTAATAAGACAGACCATGACATCACCAACAGAATCAACAATACCCTCTTTGTCATTTTTAATCGTGGCATCTGCTAGTTCTCCCATCTCTGACATTGCTTTTAGAAGCTGAACGTCTGGTGTACTGTTAGGAATAATCTTACGGGCTTCTGCCCATTGGATTATCTTTATTTCAATTGCTGCGTAACTCATCTCACTCTCCTTAAAGGTTCTTGATATTTCTCAGGTGGTGGTGGAAGCATCTTCTCGCTTGGTGGAGTCCATCCATGCTTTCTCCAAATAGCTTGGACATCCGAACCTGATTCCCATTTGAAATCTTTGTTTGGCATAGATGGATAACTGATCTTTGAATACGGAGGTTTTTCTATCATTTAATCACTTTCAAAACACGTTGAGAATGGCCTGTAGAAGCCTTGCGTCTTTCGCCTGTGTCTTCTATAAGACCCTTGCGAAGTAGCGGTGCAAATCGTGGACTAATTGTTTGTACTCCATGATTGGGGAAGTGAGACATAACTTCCTCTGCAATACACCCATCAGGATGCTTGGCTATA